TCTAAAAGTTTTAACAGCACTCCTCTTAATGAAATTGCGGGAACTAATAATGGGGAAAGAGATAACTACAGGCGGGAAGTAGATCCATCTTACTCTAAGGAGTCTATTCTTAATGACCTAAAGAGGGAAGCGGGATCATCTCGATCCAATGCCCAGACCTAAAAAACCTAAATTTGAAGATTTCATAGAACAGATAGATGTAGAAATAAAAAAAAGGAGATCCAAATGGAGCCTTACTGCATTGTCTTGGATGGATTTTGATGACGTTTCGCAGATATTAAGAATTCACATTTTTAAGAAGTGGCATTTGTACGACACTAAAAAACCTCTTAACCCTTGGATAAACCGGATCATATCCAATCAGATAAAAAATTTAATTAGAAATAATTATGGCAACTATTGCCGTCCGTGTTTAAAATGTGCTGCTGCAGAAGCTGGGGATTTGTGTTACATTTATGGTAAGCAATGCGACGCTTGCCCTCTCTACGCGAACTGGGTCAAAACAAAAAAACAAGCCTATGATGCTAAACTCCCTGTTTCTATAAATGAACATGCAGCCGAATTGAATAGCGCAGAATATACCGGAGTAGATATCGTATCTTTAATGAGGAAGATAAATACGAAAATGAAAGAAACCCTCAAACCCTCAGAATGGAAAATTTATAAAGCTTTATATATTGACAATATGTCAGAGGAAGATGCTGCGTCCTTAATGGGATACAAGACCAACGAAAAGAATCGGGTACCGGGATATAAACAAATCAAAAATGTTAAAAAGGCTATTATTCAGAAAGTAAAAAGAATGTTAAAAGAAGGAGAGATAGAGATACTGTGAGCTCCAAAAACATAGAATTAAACGAAGACCAGCAGTTAGCGATTCTTACTGAATGGAATAGTCGCCCTGATGATCCCCCTTATATTTCACAATTGATAGAATTGGTTTTCCCTGATGTTCCCGAAAAGCAACGGGACGGCCGTTCTAAATATGGCAGGGCGGTTAAGAAGTTTTTAGCAGAAAAAAGTCTAGAAGCTAAGGTCTCTCATAAGTATTACCCCAAAGAAAAGATTGAATTAACTGACGAGCAAAAAGAATTTATCTCAAATAATTGCAGTGCCATGAAACCCATGGAAATGGCCAGATTGATTTTTGATGATCCTAAAATCTCAGCTTTAGATCAACGTTACAAGGTAACTGTAGATTTTCTTAATACTGTTCCCAATAAAGTAAAATATTCCGATAACAACGAAGAAGCCCCTGTAGAAGGCGGGTACTCTCCCCCCAAGTCAGAGGCTCGGGCTTTAGTTCGGGTAAATAAATATGTCCATAACGGGATAGATAAAGATAAAGTAACCACTAAAGTTAAGCGTCATTTATCTACCCTTATTGGCTACATGCATACTTTTCGTTTTCTTCATCAGATAAGCACTTACGCTTTAGAAACCGACAGGGAACTTTTTGAAAGTAGTTTCGTTAGGTATACTTGGGACAAGTCTGATTTGACTCAAGAAGAAGTCGACCAGTATATTGTTTTGTCCGCGGAAGTGGTTATAGCGTCAAATATTCAGAGACGGGTAGAAAGATTGCAGGCGCTACTAGATCAAAACGCAGAAGATACTGAGGGAAGGAGGATGGCGATGAGTTTGGTGGAGGCCATTAATACAGCCCAAACTGAATATAACCAGTGTGTAAATCGCCAGACTAAACTACTAAACGAACTTAAAGAGAAAAGAAGCCAGAGAATGAGCAAGATAATGCAGGAGTCAGCTTCTATATTAAACTTGGTAGAACTTTGGAAAGAAGAGGAGTCTCGGAATAAAATGATTAAAATTGCGGAGATCCGCAAAAAGAATATCTCATCAGAGATAGATAGGTTAAGTTCGATGGAAGAGATAAAGTCACGTATAATGGGGATAAGTGAGGAGGAAGTTTTAAATGGTTAAATGCGCTATTTGTGGAAAAGAATTCCCAGAAGATAAAAATCTTCACTTGCATATAAAAGCCCACAAGCTTTCCATAGGAGAATACTATCAGTCCCAATTCCCTCGTCACGACATGCATGACGGGAAGATTATAAAATTTAAAAATAAAGAGCAGTATATGTCTGCTGATTTTAACAATAAAGGTAACCTTAAGAAATGGTTAAAAAATGCGCCTTTGGACATCGCCAAAAGATATTGTAAGGCTTTATTAACAAAACGGAAAAGAGAGAAAGGTTTAGAGTATACGCCTACAGAGGTGGAGTTGAGAACTTTAATGGTCCCTCCCATTCCTTACTATCAAGTAATGTTTGGGGATTACTACTCCCTTTGTGAAGAGATAGGTTTTAAAAATAAATTTTCTGTATTCCCTAAAAAATCTAGAGCTAAAGAAAGGTTTACTGAAGATCATGTTATTTACATCGACTCAAGAGAACAAAAACCTCTTGAGATAAACGACTTTCCTACCGAAGTTAAAGGTTTAAAATTTGGAGACTACTGCTTAAACGATAAGAAAAAAACAGGTAACTGTTACATAGAGAGGAAATCGGTTCCTGACTTAATAGGAACTTTAAGCTCTGGTCTCGAAAGGTTTGAAAGAGAGATAGAAAGAGCGGCGGAAGAGAAAGCTTATTTAGTAATTCTTGTTGAGAGAAAAATGGATGATTGCCTAGCTTTTAATAAACTGCGTCACGTTTACAAGAAAAATACTAGAGTCACTCCAGACTTTATTTTTCATAATGTTAGGTATTTGATTCAAAAATTCCCCCATATACAATTTTTGTTTGTCAAGGGGAGAGAGGAATGCGTAAGAGTAGTTAAGAAAATATTACTTACGAGTATACCTCAAAAGAAGTTTGATCTACAGTTAGCTTATGATCTTGACTTATTATGAACGGTTACGTTTGTCTTACCTATAAAGAAGCTTTAGCTATTTTATTGCTTATAATTTTAATAGCTTATTTAGATTAATATGTGGTACTGCCCTGATAAATATAAAAAACCTATACCCAACTTAAATGAAGAATTTCTTGATTTAAAGGGGGAGCTTCCAGATAGGCAGGCTAAAATTACATTAGCTAAATTTATGCGCTCTAATTTAGGCTTTACCACAGAGCTACTTTCTGGAATTAAACTTGCGTTGTACCAAGAGATAACATTAAAAGCTTTTTTTAATCGCAACTTTAGTATGTGCGTATGGGGCCGTGGTTGTGGTAAAAGTTTTATTGCGGCTGTATATTGTTTTCTACAATGCATTTTCGAACCTAGGACTAAGATACTAATTGCTGGACCTACTTTTCGTACCGCTAGGTTCATATTCAATAATCTTGAAAAGATAGTAGAATCAAAAGAAGCCCAAATGCTAGCTCATGCTTTTGGCGCAAAATCTAAACGCAACGATCAATTTGAGTGGAAGATTAATGAAGGAACAATAACCGCAATTCCTCTAAGCGGAGAAAAGATTCGTGGTTTTCGTGCGAACATTTTGGTGTTAGACGAATTCCTTTTACTTCCAGAGGAAACGATAAAAACTGTCTTGATGCCATTTTTGGTTGCTCCTCAGGATATGGCCGAACGTATTAAGATACGTGAGATGGAGGATGATTTAATTAAGAAGGGGCAAATGAAAGAGGAGGATAGGGTAGTGTTTGAAAATAACTCGAAGATGATCGCCCTCTCTTCTGCAAGCTTCAGCTTTGAAAATCTTTTTAAGACTTATAAGGAGTGGATGAACAATATCTATTCAGAAGAAATTCAACAGTCTAATTATTTTATTTCTCAAATGGCGTTCGACTCTATCCCCTCTGACATGATAGACAGTACTGTTATTGAGGAGGCTCAGTCAGGAGGATCTTCTAACTCTTCTTTTCAGCGGGAATATTGTGCTCAATTTACCGATGGAAGCGATAGTTATTTCAGCGCCAAGAAAATGCACGATTGCACTATCCCCGATGGAGAGAAACAGCATACTTTAATTAAAGGGGAAAAAGATAAAGAGTATATTTTAGGGATTGACCCTAGTTTCAGCAATAGCCCTAGTTCGGACTATTTTGCGATGTCGGTTCTAGAACTAGATGAAGAAAAAGGGAATGAGTCTACTCTCGTTCATGCTTATGCGGTTGCTGGAGGAGATCTTAAAGACCACATAAAATATCTTCATTATCTGGTGACTCACTTCAATTTTTCAATGATTATAATTGATAATGCGGGATATCAATTTATAGATAGCGCCAACGAATCTGAGCTTTTTCGAGACTCTAAGATAAATTTGAAGTTTTTTGATTTTAATAGTGATAAGACAGGGGTGGACTATCAACAAATGTTACTAAAGGCCAAAAGCCAGTATAACAAAAAAGAACATGTAATTTGTTTTAAGCAGCTATTTTCTACGACCTTCCTCCGTGAAGCTAATGAATACTTACAGGCTTCTATTGACCACAAGAGGATATGGTTCGCTTCTCGTACCGCTGCATGCGGGAGCTTCTTTGACAAGGTCTCCGCTCAAGCAGTTCCTGTTAAATTGATGCCTTACGAAAATAAAGGGGACCTGATAGAGTTCCAAGATGATATGATATACCAAACAAGGAAGCAATGCGCCTTGGTGGAGGTCAAGACCACAGCTAAAGGCACCCAAACTTTTGACCTTCCCCAACATTTAAAGAGAAGCACTTCTGCCAATCGTGCTCGTAAGGATAATTACACAACTTTAATGTTAGGCAATTGGGCCGTTAAGAGCTATAATGATCTTAAAAATACTAAGCTGGAGCAAATTAATCACACTTTTACTCCCAAGATGATAGCTTAGGTGTAAATTTAAGGTAAAATATGGCGGTAAAGAAGAAAACGGAACAAGGGTCGGAACCTCTAATGGCTAAACATGAGTCCATAGCCAGCTCTACGCGTACCCGTAGAAATAAGGCCGCAGATATAATCAGAACTGACAGGTTCAGGAATATCGAAAACGGGATGATTCCGTTTAAGTATTCTCGCGGAGTATCAAATAACTCCAATATTGAAGTTAGGGATACTATAATCCTATGTCAGAAAGCTTACTACAATTTTTCTGTTTTTAGAAACACTATTGATTTGATGACAGAATTTTCTGTAAGTGATCTCTACTATACAGGAGGGAGCCGTAAATCTAGAGAATTTTTTGAAACGCTTTTTAAAAGGATAAATATTGACGATTTGCAAAGTCGATTCTTTCGGGAGTATTATCGCTCAGGAAATGTATTCATTTATCGCTTTAACGCTAAGATGGATAAGAGTGATGCTTTAAAGTTGAATCAAACTTTTGGCTTAGCCCAAGCAGCAGAGGAACTAGAAATTCCTGCAAAATATATAATATTAAACCCCTCAGATATTCAGCTACAAGGCAGCATATCTTTTAGCACTGGAGTTTATTACAAGGTTATCACAGACTACGAACTTCAAATATTGCGCCATCCTCAGACTGAAGAGCAACAAGAGGTGTTTGATAGTCTTCCTGAAGAGACTAAAAAACTAATCAATGAAACTAAAAACGTAGGGATGTCTGCGGTAACTCTTCCGCTAGATACAAATCGTTTGGTGGCTGTATTTTACAAAAAACAAGATTACGAGCCCTTTGCCGTTCCCATGGGTTATCCCGTGTTAGAGGATATCAACTGGAAAGAAGAGATGAAGCAGATGGACATGGCGGTAGCTAGGACAACAAACCAAGCTATTTTGCTCATCACTATGGGAGCCAAGCCTCAAGACGGAGGGGTAAACCAGAAGAATCTAATGGCTATGCAGAAGCTTTTTGAAAATGAGTCTGTAGGCCGTGTGTTGATTTCAGATTATACTACTGATGCGAAGTTTGTTATACCTGATATTGGCAATATTCTTGATCCTAAAAAGTACGATGTGGTCAATCAGGATATACAGATGGGACTGAATAATATCCTTTTAAGCGACGAGAAATTCGCAAATACAAGCATTAAGGTTCAGGTGTTTATGGAGCGTCTCAAGCAGAGCCGTCGAGTCTTTCTTGAGAACTTCTTGATGCCCGAAATACGACGTATATCTAAAGAAATGGGTTTTAAGAATTATCCTACTGCTCATTTCGAAGATGTAGACCTTAAGGATACTTCTGTTTATTCTAGAATTTATAGCCGCCTTATTGAATTAGGGGTATTAACACCTGAGGAAGGAATTCAAGCTATTGAGTCCGGAAGGTTCCCAACATTAGAAGAGTCCTTGGAGTCGCAAAAGAAATTCCAAGAATACAAGAAAGAAGGTCTATACGAACCTATTATTGGGGGAGCAAAAATGCCTCAAATGACAGGCCGCCCTGCTGGATCTAAAAAACCAAAAGAAGAGGACAAGAAAACTCCCGTAGGCACTAAAGCCGCTTTAAACTTTAGCTTATCTAAAATTCAAGAGAACCTAAACCTCTCAGATAAGGTTAATACTGAAGTCGAAGCTTCTTTGCGGAAGATCCACAAACGGAAGAGGCTTAGCAAGCAGCAAAAAGAAGTAGCTCGGGAAATTACCAATATTGTTATAGCTAATGAGGAACCGGAAAATTGGCTAGCTAAAGCAGGGAGGTATGCAGCAGAGCCTACGGATAGGGATCACGAAAGAGTTAAGAAAGTTCAAGATGTAGCTTACGAGCATCAAGTCGATGATTTTCTAGCGGGAATATTATATTCAAGCGTTTATGAAGGAGAAAAGTAATGGCAAGGCCCAATGTAATTTACAATTGTCAGGGCTTATTTGTAGGACCTGCGCCGGAAA